TGGGTGGTGCACAGTTACAGAATCAAGGAACTTCTGGAATTAGAGATAACTCTGATTTTCCAGACCATATAAAGAGAGTACTTGACTTGTATAGAGTTATTATTTAGTGAAAAAAGAAGTTAAAAGACAACTCGAACACTTAATAAGCTCCAAAGTACAAGGAATTGCAAGATCTGAGTTAAGTCAAGGAAAAATAGAACAGATAGTTTTTAGAAGAGCGCTTGTTTTAGAATATATACAAGCAGTACAAAATATATTAGGTACTCATAAAAGTTTAAGCCAAGCATATGCAGTATTTCTTAGAACTTTAAGAAGAAGTATAAATAAAGCAGGCGGGTATCATGCAATTACTATAGAAAATTCAAATTTAGTAGTTACAGTGCATGCAAAAGTAGCAGGGTATGAAGAATCAGGAAGAATTAGAACTGCTATAAAAGATGCTAAAAAAGCTCTGATGGATTTTTGCATGCCTACAGGTATAACAGCTTCTCAAAGAAGAGCTGTTTACAATGCAGCAGATGGCCACCATGGAGATATAGTAGAAACAGGAAGAAAGACTACATTAGGGGGACTAAAAGCTTATAAAGGAATAACTGATTTAATGGAACAAAAAGCTATTCCAAAAAGAGAAAGAGGTACAAATCTCGGTACTATAGAAGATATGGTATATGATTTAGCAACTTATAGTCAAGACAGTGATATTAGTAAAATTTACGATATAGGTCTCAACCACTTAGCTAATTGGATTGAAATACAGATGGGTTGGGATCAAACTCCTGGAAGTGTAAAGTTTAAAAAAGTAATACCTGAAAGTAGACAAATTGGACGAAAGTTACAATTTACAAAGAATGTTGTAGCTGTGACTTCTGATATACAAATAGTATATGGACTATCTCCTAGCGGAGGAAATGCTGAATATAGAAAAGCTATGGCCGATTGGGACGCAGGAGCAAGTGGAAAATTAGCAGCTACTCTTAATGCGGAAATGGCTCGTATTATAGGAAAGATAATTGCTGCAATACGACAATACTCAGTACAGAATGCTTTTAATCTTGCTAACTTAAGAGGAAGCCCAAGTCCTATAGATGTAGCAAAAACAGTAGCTCCTAGAATTGTTATTAGTTCTATCTTTAGACACGCTACTAAAGCAGATATGCGACTAAAGGTAAATAAAGCGCTTTTTAAAGAAGCAATGGCAATGCAGGCTCACAGTATAAAAGAGTCAGTAAATGTAGGAAAAACAGTTAGAAACCCTAGAGGAGGCATAGCCCCTAAAAAAGCAAAAAGAGCTAAGTCTAGAGTAACACAAAAGGCAGGTAATAATCCTTTAGCACTAAGAAATATGTTAAATGAATTATTGCCAGTAGCAGTAGCAAAGAATATGACAAGTCCTGCACTAAATTATAGAACAGGGAGATTTGCAAACTCAGTAAGAGTAACAAATATAACTCAAGGGCCAAGAGGTGGAAATACAATGATTGAGGCTAGTTATATGACTAATCCTTATGAAACATTTGCACCAGGAGGAGATAAGTTTACTCCTCAAAGAAACCCTGAAAGACTAATTAAAAGAACACTTAGAGAAATAGCCTCAGGAATAGTAGGCACTAGATTTGGAGTAATAGTAAACTAATGGATTCAGCACTAGCAAGGAAACATACCACGCGTCGCCGAGCCATAGTAGAAGCTCTAGCACAGGAGTTGGAACGAATTAATGGAACTCCACCCTTTAGGACGGCAGTATCTTCCGTAGAGAGAAGACTAACGCTTTGGGATGAAGTAACAGAATTTCCTACAATACATGTAGGAGCGGGAGCAGAAACTCGCGAATATGAAGGTGGCGGGTTTAGGTTTAGATTTTTACAACTAACAGTTCGATGTTATGTTTCAGATGACAATGATGTTATCGAAGCACTCGAAGAGTTGTTGGAAGATGTTGAAACAGTATTGGAGGATAAAGATCCACTAACATACTATGATTCAACAGGAGCATCTCAGTCTACAGTACAGACTAATATCATTACTGTAGATACAGATGAAGGAGTACTCGAACCTCTCGGCGTAGGTGAAATCACAGTCGAGATTCGATATTAAATAGGAGAAATAAATGGCATTTTTCTTTAGTAGAGATACCAAAGTATTTATGACTTGGTCACATGATGGCACAACTGCTAACACAGCTCTGTATGAGATACCTGTTTTAGACGGTTTTTCTTTCAGCCAAGGTACAAATACTTCAGAGATTACTTTGAACGAAGCCGCTAATTCCACTGGCTACAGTAAGAGAGGTAGAGCAATGTTTACTGACTCTTTTGCACCAGCAGAGTGGAGTTTTAGTACCTATATGAGGCCAACAGTTTCTGGTAGTGGAAACGCTACAACAGCAACAAATGGTGTCACGAATGGTCAACACGGAGGTAACGCAGATAAGTTTGCGGTTGAAGTCCCACTATGGGCAGCTATGTCAGCAAGTAACTATGATGACGCAGCAGGTGTAGATAGTTCTGATAAATCAGACTACGAGCCAAATGTATTCAACTTTGCAAACTCAAACCAAGTTACTTTAGGTGTATTTGACTTATTCTTTGTACTAGGTGCATCAAAAGATAGTGAAGGAAACACTTATACTACAGGAACAGACGGAGTAACAGTTTACAAATTAGCAGACTGTTCAGTGGGCTCTGCATCAATTGATTTTGATATTGATGGAATCGCACAAATAGGCTGGTCAGGTAATGGTAAGAGTGTTGAAGAAGTAGCTACTTTAGAGACTAGAGCAACAGATAGTGGTAACAGTATTACTGGTACTACTGCATTAGGTATAGTAAATGAAGGTTTAAGTTCAACAAGTAACTTTATTAGACAAAAACTAACAGACTTAACAATTAGTTTTGATGTATCAGAATCGACAGGTACATTAGGCGCATTGAACGTTAATGGTAGTGATGTAACATATGGTGTTACATTAACAGGTGGTAATATTACGATTGAAAACAATCTATCTTACCTAACACCAGAAACATTAGGTACAGTTAACCTTCCATTAGGTCATGTAATGGGAACAAGGTCAGTATCAGGTAACTTTACTTGCTACTTAAATGACACAGCAAATGGATCATTAGATTTATTTGAAAGACTACAAGAGTCTAGAGGAGTAATTACAAATGCATTTGATTTAACATTTGGTATTGGTGGTTCAGGTAACACACCAAGATGTAATGTTGAAGTAGCAAAAGCACATTTAGAATTACCTACTCATAGTTTCGAAGATGTAGTATCTGTGGATGTAAACTTCCATGGATTAGCTACTGATTTATCTTCAGCAACTGCGGCAGACGCAACCAATGAAGTTAAAATTACTTACGAGGCTAGTTAATTAAATTAAACTCGGGAGGGTGAAATGCCCTCCCACTTTAAAGGATAAATTATGACAGAAACTAAACAACCAGTATCACTTAAGAGTTTATTAACTCCAAGCAAAACTGTTTCCATAGAGTTTCCAGGATTAGATGGATTTAATGTTAAACTAACATATCTTTCTAGAGAGGAACTACTAAAACTAAGAAACAGAAGTGTAAAACAAGTTTTAAATAAGAAAACTAGGGCTTACGAAGAACAGCTAGATAATGATAAATTCTTAACCGAATACTGTAAAGCAATTATCAAAGGCTGGAAAGGCTTAAAGTATAAATACTTAGAAGAGCTTCTATTAGTAGATACAAGTACAGTAAACCCTGAAGACGAACTTGAATGGAATGACGAAAACGCAGAACTTCTTATGAAGAACTCTAGCGATTTTGACAACTGGGTTTCTGAAACTGTTGGAGAACTAGAAAATTTTACGAAAGTCAAGTAGAATTAATACTTGACCTACTTGATAAACAGTTCTCAGACAAGTATCTCGATATTGATAAATATCTAGCAGTATGCGAACAGTTAGGCGAAGAGCCTGACCCCGAAAAGATGCCTCCCGAACTATCTGACTATCCGTTAGAAGTTCAGCAGGCATTTTTGCTACATAGCTACTTACACGACCAATGGGATGGTATGTCAGGTATGTACATGGGGAAAGACTTATCTGCAATGGGAACACTACTAGATATATTAGAAATCGAGGACAAAAAGACAGTCGTCTTTTTTCTAAAATGTATTGAAGATAGAAATGCTAACCAAATAAACACAAAGGTGTCGGAAAGACAAAAGGCTAGTAAAAGCAAAGTAGGAAAATAGATGGCAAAGAAAGTAAAAGGCGCAGAGGTCATACTCAAAGTCACTGCAGACGGATTATTACAAGTACAACAACAATCCGAAAAAGCAGCAAAATCCGTAGGTAGGGTAGGTAAATCTGCTCAAAGTAGCGACCGTGCCTTAAAAGGAGCTGCTCAGGCTTCATCAGGCGCATCCAAAAACTTTTCAAAAATGTCACAAGGCATCACTGGAGGCCTTGTTCCCGCTTATGCAACACTCGCAGCAAACCTTTTTGCTGTAGACGCTTTATTCAGATTCCTGAAATCATCAGCAGACTTTCGTGTATTAACCCAAGGACAGACAGCGTTTGCTGCTGCGACTGGTGTTGCCTATAAATCTCTTGCTCATGATTTACAAGCAGCAACTAAGAATATGATTAGTTTCCGTGATGCTGCACAAGCTGGAGCTATTGGTAGAGCTGCAGGACTATCTGCTGGACAACTTAATGAACTTTCTGAAGCAGCGTTTACTGTATCAATGGCACTTGGTAGAGATGTTACAGATTCATTTAATAGGTTGATACGAGGTGTAACAAAAGCGGAACCAGAATTACTAGACGAACTTGGTATCGTATTAAGACTAGAAGAGGCAACGACAAAATATGCAGCGTCTCTCGGTCTAAATAAAAACCAGTTATCTATTTATCAAAAATCTCAAGCAGTTGTAAACGAAGTTCTTGACCAAGCTGAGACTAAGTTTGGCAAGATTAATGAAATAATGGAACCAAATGCAAACGCAATCGCACAATTAGGTGTTGCTGCAGAAGGGGCTATTGATAAACTTAGACCTATTATTTCAGCAATCGCTGAGCCTGTAGCAGGATT